TCGTATTGGAGTTTGGGCATATAATCAAAAAGTTAAAGCTAAAGAAAACTGGAGTAAAGGTTATCAAAAATGGAAGGATGACTACCCTAAAAAAAAGGGAGGGAATTAGGGTAGCCACTAGATATTGTCTTTTGTTTTTTTAATATACCTTATCTTGAATTTTTCTGCAATTTCTTTTTCAAACTTGGGATTTTCAGCGACCTTTTCCCAATATTCCACAACAATATTCCCCTTTTCAGCTTCGCTAAAGTTATGGGTATTTAGATAATCAAGTAAGATTTGCAGGGGGGGTAACTTGAAAGTTCCTTTTTTATTTCTAGCAATAGCTCTTTGATAGTTAAAATTAGAAGATTTTCTAATTTTGCTTAATGCGTATTGTATATATTTAGGATTAACATATTGGGTCATAATCTAACTAGTTAATATATATAACTATATCTTAATTGAGGCATAAAAAAGATACCCCTCTACTAGCAATAAATGTACCTCCCCTTTTAAGTTATTAACAGGATGATCCCATCATTGCCAATCATTCCCTAAATGGACTTAAAATGTTCTAGTAAAAGACTAACAAGACATATCCTAAATTGTGGGCGAAAATTTGCAGAACACAATTTGGACACAATTAGTAAAAAAGACCAACATCACAAATTATTACAAAACAATAGCAAGGGTTATTTTTTTAAAAGTCCTCTACTATTCAACAAAGTCAAAGGAACATTCAAAGTACAAAGCATAGTTTGTCGCACCCAACGGATTAGCAGTACCAACAAATTCTATCTTCAATCTAGCCCACAACCTTTAGTTGTATGGTATAATGTAGGTATGATTAAATTTATAGTCATAGAAAGGAGGTTGATATGAAAAAAAGTAGACCACATAATAGACGACTTGTTGGAACGTATAATAAGGTAGATGATTTATATTATTTTCTACTCCAACAATGGAACAAAGATAAGCAAGAATATGAGTATGTCAAATCTATAACAGTTGAAAGATTTGAATTAAACGAACAACAACAATAAAAGTAAGGGGAATGATAGCAAGTTCCCCTTATTTAATCAACTTAACTTTCCTACTTTCAACTCCTTGTTGCAACAACCTTTGATGGTATTTTTCCTTTTGCTTTCTACTCATAGTTGATCTCAACTTTAAGTTGTTTAAGTAGGTTTGTTCAAAATTAGGATCATCCCTAAAAATATATTGGTTAGTTAAATGGTTTCCCCTATGCTTCCAAGTGATGTAGCCAAATAAACTTAACCTGTCCAAAGCCGATAGAAGCGTTCTCCTTCGCTTTACCTTGCTTCGCTTCATCAGGTACTCATAACTTGGACAACAACCTCTAGGAGCATCTCTAAGGCGTAGCAACAGCATATATATGAGCTTCTCTAAAGGTCGCAAAGCTGAATTATCCAACAGCTCATGATCCACCTTTAAAAAGCCTTTAGTTTTTCCCATAACATTTTAAAATAAATAATAATTTCTTTTCTCATGGCGATTAGGTAGCCACAAATTATAATGAGGAGTAAAAGCCACATCATTTTAATTTCCTTTTCCATTGGCTATCGTAAATTCCACAACCGCATTAAAGCTAAAACTAATTCTTTCAGCATCAGGATCAGGACTATTCATAGGTGCAACAAAATGAGCTAGATGACTTGGAAAAATTAAGTACATTTTTTCAACTGGATTTTTTCGGTATGAGGAAAAAGAAAAGTAATTCTCAGAACCCTCAAAAAATTCAATCGAATTTGAAATATCATGGTGGGGCTTCGCACATTCTAAAGATTTAAATTTTGGAAGCTGCAAATAACCTACGCAAGAAAGTTGAGGATGCTTTTGTTCAAAGGCAGTATGGTTTGTATGTTGATGGATGGAATTGAATTGGTTTATTTTCTGCACTACAAACCAACAAGAATTAATCACAATACGTTTTGCTTTAAAATCAGGATAGATAGTCTGGCAATATTCAGCTATGCAAACATCAAAGAAAGAATGTTTATGTTTTAATAAAACTTCTGGTGTAACCATGTATTCTGAATCAACTGAACCCACTAATTTATGAGCAAATGAATATCGTTGTCTTTCTTCAGGAGATAAACCCCTAATCATTTTAAGGTCGGCTAAAAAATCCTTAACTAAATTGTCAGGCAAAGTTTGTTCAGAAATTGTTGAGCCAAAAGGCTTGAACATTTTAATGTTAATTTTATCTTTCATACTTAAATTTTTCTAAAGGGGTTAGTTTATCCTTTTCAATAGACCAAACATAGGGTCTTGAATTGTGTCCAAAATTTGTCCACTGCCCTATTCTTGACACATTCTCTGGAGCTACATATCCAGCACAATAGTAGGTGGGGAACTCATCCAGCATCAGAAAATAATAGTCATCCTTTTTTTTATTTTGTCTTACGATTAAATTGTGTGTTTTTTTTGACATTAATTGTGAACGCACCTGAACTGATTTGCCATTGATAGTTAAATCTGATCCATGAAAATTATTAACACTATGGCTAAAATAAGTTTCACACATTTTTGCCAAACTCATTTCCGCTAACGCACCACTAATAGTCATTCCCCATTTCTCATACTGGTTGAAGTTTGCGTTGTGTCCCCATGCGATCCCAGAACGTAGGCTTTCAATTTCTCTAGTTAAACCAGTAGTTGCACCAGCTAAAATCTCCTCCCACTTTAAAGTAATCTTATTCATTTTAAAAACTTTTGAAAAACTCCTAACAACTTGGGATTGTGGATTAATAATCTAACAAAACTCTCACTTAATTTATCTACTAACTTTTCTTCGCCACATTTGCCTACATTAATATTGTCTTTTGAGCATAACAGGTGGTAAAGCTCATGTAGAAAGGTTATGAGGACATTTTTATGTGATTGATTTTTATAAATAATAATTTCATTATCGGCTGGTACGAACATTCCGACACAATCTAGGTCTTGTGATTCCTTTCTGCCCATCCACCTTATCTTGATTTTCTCTCTTTTGTAGTAAATGGCATCTGGGAGCATTTAAGGTTTTTACCCCATAAAAATATATTAATCAACTATTGACTATTGCAACTTTTATCTGTAAATCTGTTGTCAATGAGTGAACTTGATAGATTTACTGACCTTGCCTTTATGCAAGGAGATTTTAAAAAGGTTAATACCTCTCCCTCTCAAACGGCATTAAGTAATTGGATGTGGTTCATTAAATATCCTTTATCTCTCCATCTAAATTTCAAACCTGAATCTCCCTCTATCTCATTCAAATCTGGCACAGCAGTTCATCAATACTTTCAAAATATTTTAACAGGTAAAATGAAAATCGGTGATGTTGAAAAACAATATAAGTTCATGCTGGACAACACTACCTTTATCGAAAAGGAAAAAGTTAAAGGAGACTTTATTTTAAAAATCATTAAAAAAATGGTGGCTGATCATCTGCAAATGCTAATGGAAATTTCAGGCAACTACATGAAAAATTGGGAAGTCGAAGTTTCTTTTTCTAATTGGTACAACGATAAGTACATGGGTCAAACTTTAAATCTTGCCACCGAAGGTGCAATTGATTGTCGTAACCAACCTCTTAAAATATTTACCGAACATAAAAATAGATTTCCTACTGTTTATTTAAGCAGTGCAAAAAAACATAAAGGAAAAGAAGTTTGGAATAGTAGAAAGCCCAGCAAATTAAAGTCTCCTCAATTTACCCACCTCATTGCAATAGCGGTTTATTCCCAACATCTAGGAAAAGAATATCAACCAGCCATTCTTTATTGTGATGAAGATGGGGTGATGCTTTTCAATCAACATAACTGTGAAGACTTAACACAGGAAGGATTAAAATATTATTTTAATAAATTTATTCAGATCAATATTCAACGACAAGAAATGTTGAGGATGGCAGACGGCAGTATAAAAAAGTTGGCTTGTATGGTTGGAGTGGACTGGTCTGAAATTAAAAGAAGCAAGGATAATATTTTTCTTTCTCATATTCAGGAAGAAGATATGCAAAAAATGGAAAGGTTCTACGATGGTTTATAAAGCTCAAGATGGGATTAGCAGCGAAGATTTAAAAAGAATTGCTAACGAACAAATTATGGAAAAGATAAAAGAGATTGCCAGAGATGTTTATAAAGAAGAAAAGAAAAAAGAAATGGAAGAACTGATTAAAGATGTAACAAAAAAAGAAGGACAATATGATAGATGAAAAAATAAAAAAGATATTAGAACAATTTAAAATTAATCCAGCGAAAGCCTTATGGGATTGTCATGGTACACAAATTATGTACCACCGATACATCGAAGAAATTGGAGCTAGTGCTGGAGTTCAAGTTATTAAGTATGAAACTATTAAAGCTGATGAAAGTACCGCCATTGTTAAATGTCATGCAAGGTTAGGAAAAGTGGATCAGTTTTCTTATGGAGAATGTAGCCCAAGAAATTCTAAAAATGCTTACCCAGTAGCGATGGCAGAGAAAAGGGCATTTGATAGATGCGTTTTAAAATTGGTGGGATTGCATGGTCATGTCTATGCCATTTCTGAAATGCCTGATGAAGAAAATATCTCAAAGAAAATAAATAACCCAAATAATTCTGTACCTAAAGCACAACCTAAAACAAATGGGAAACATGAAAGTATAGATAACCTTTTTATTCGTACCAGTTTGGAAGTCATCCAAAATAGAATTAATAAAAAGGAATTTAAGACCTTGAGCTTTGAGGTGGAAAAACTCAAGACGTTAATTCATAAGGCTGGTTTGTGGGATTCGTTTGCCAAGACTGATGAATTTAAAACACTCAATAAAATGAATCTTATTATTAGAACACACATAACTAAACAAAGGAGGAACTAATGGCTTTTGAATTAAAAGCAGGAGAAGGCTACTTGAATAGAGATCAAGAAAACCCAGAAAAATATTGGGGTTCATATAAAATAAGTAAAGATATGAAAGCTGGAGATACTATTAATCTAACGGAGTGGATTAACACAAAGGAAGATGGTCGTATCGTACATAAGTTGGTTGAACGTAAGCCTAAACAGGCTTAACTTCATTAATGGGGTGGTGTGAAACCACCACCTTTTTAAAATGAAAGTTGTAATTATGTTTATTTATTTTACTACAGGAGCAATCCAGCAGCTACCAGTCTCTTTGCAAAAAGGACAAAGCTGTGGCGATAAACTGATGGAGCTAGTTAAAACTAATGAAGAAGAAACAGGAATTTTTTATAAAGGAAAACAAGTGATGCTGCACTATTGCAAGGATGGAAAAGGAGAATGGGTACAATGAATAAAGCAGAATATCTTATGAATATTAATGAAATAGTAAGAACAAATATTATAGCAATAATGAACCAAAATAAAATATCTACAAAAGATATACATAAAAAATCTAATCAGAAAAGCATTTCTAATTTTTATAAATATCTTGCTGGAGATAGAAGTTTTACTTTAGCAAAAACAGTTTTTTTTACCGATGCTTTGAATG